GATGGGTCAACTCTGGTTAAAGTACCTCCTTTTGCTGTATATCCTGTACCACTAACCTCATTAGAAGTTGTATATGCAGTAGTCGCTGCATCTAAAGATGCAGAGCTTGTATATAGTGCTAATTGAAAAGTGCTACCACCACTATTCTTAAAATTATGCACTCCTTCTAAAAGTTCTTTTTTAAATGATGTGCACATTGCTTGCGTTATTGCCATTACAGTCTCCTTATAATATTAGCCATTTCTTTATGACCTTGTTTTTCTAACAATCCAGCAACAGTAGACCTATCACTCAAAATTGCTTGTGTTAAATATGTATGAACTACTTTGCTTATGGCATCTTGAAAAGCAAGTGCTTGTGCTTTTACCATAGGGTCAGCATTTTCACTAATAGAAACTAATCTTTCTACTATTCTTTCTGTCCAGTATTCTGGACTTAAACCTGTATTATTTGTTGTTTTTACATTTACATCGCCTATTTTAGGCTTAACTTCTAAACTAAACATTATGTTCTATTAATCCTTACTGCACCTTCAGTGTAATTATCAACTGTGTTTTCTCCTTCAGCTAAACTTTTTAATCTACCTAAAGCTTCTAAAAATCTTTTTTCATACATATTCATAACATCTGGCTCGCCTTTCATATACACATAACTTTCTAATAAAGAACCGTATAACAGTGCATTAACTGCATTTGTTGCAAGCCATGTTGTACCACTATCTGCACCTGCTGTTATAGATGCAGGTCTATAAAAGTAGTGTAACTCTACACTATAATCACTATCTGGCGTAGGACCAACAATAAAAGATGTATCATCAAACAAGCCATAGTGTTTTGGTGTTCCAGTGCTGCTAGCATTAGGGTATGCTTCTCTAATAAAGTTTACATCTTTGTAATAAAGAAATTCTTGATTGCTACCGTTTATTACTGCCAGTGAAAAATTATCTAAAAAATCTGTGGGTGTAGCTAAATATTTATTACCTGTTGCTAATTGACCTGTTACGTTTTTTCTAAATACAGGTAGTCTTACAGTTTTTAATATTCTTTCTTCTGCTTGTTCTATTATTTTAGGTAAATCATTTACAAAGGTAGTTTCTGTATTCTGTAAATAATTCTGTATCAAACTTTTTAATTCCGAATATGTCATGTTATTGTTATTGTTACTTTGCCTATAGAACCTTGCATTACAATACCAGTGCTATTGACAGGATTAAAACCAAAATATGTCGTTGAATCTTTTTCTCCTGAATCAACTCTAGGATTAAATAGTGCTTGTGGGTCTGATGTATTTAGTAAACCAACTTTAAACTGTGGATGGTCTGGGTCAAAACATACATGACAAACTCTTAATCCATTGCGTACGCTATCTTGCACTTCGTACTTTAGTTCTGATAACTTATAAGTAAAACCGCATCTATCACAAATGCCTAATGCTTTTGAACCTTTTGCATAAGCCATTAGTAAACATTGCCTCCAGGCACAAATTTTACTGCTGCTCTTTCTCTATCTGCATCGCTAACTTCGTTCCAGAGTTCATCGTATCTTTGTTTTATCATGGGAACTTTAGGTGTAGATTCTGGATGTTTACAAGCTATGTTGTATGCTAAAGCATAAGTTAAGCAAGGTAAGTATCTTGCAGGCACATCTGCATTATTAGAAGCTGGTTGTCCAGCATCTTCTATTTTAGAAATAAAATCATACACTAGTGTATATGTTTGTGCATCATCTGGTGTTGACCACAATACTATATTTATAGAACTAGTGCCTTTGTCTACAAAAAACTGTGTAGGCTTTGACTGATTTAATTTTTTAGCCTGGTGATTATACTGTGTGCGAGATATTCTAGTTAGCTGTTGGTCAAATTGTTTTACTGTATCAGAAGCATCTGTTCTAATAAAAGCATCTACTATTTCTATGGCTGCACTGTTTGCAGCATAAGTATTAGTGCCTGCTGTTAAAGCTTGGGTAGTTTGTTCTATCTTCCATAGATTTAAACCTTTATTCTGCCACTCTAAAAATATTAAATTTAAGGCTCGCCTGGCAGTATTGTAATCATAACCAGAACGCATGACCAATCCACAAAGGTCATACGCTTCTTCCATAATATCTGATAAATCTAAATTGAATGTTGTTGTTCCGCTAGTAGCCATTTATTTTTTTCTCATTCTCCTTATGGCTTCTTTGCCTTTTTTTGCGATTCTTGCTTGTTCGTTTTTACCTGCGACTTTTGCTCTTTGTTCCAAAACTGTAAGGATTTGAATTTTTCGTGCAAATGGTTTGTTAATTTTTTTAACTTTAGCCACAGTTTTTCTAGCATCTGCTGGAGTTTTAAATGCAATGCTAACAGTATCTTTGGGGTTTTCATCTGTATATAGCCTCCTACCGCTACCTTTGGGTTTTTTTCCTGTTCCTACTTTTGGGTCTCTTTTTCTTTTCATATTTCTTTTTACTTGCTGGTGCACTTCTAGTAAGCACTCTTAGGTTAGCTCTTGAAATCATTAGCGAAACCTTTTTGAAATTTTCCTAGCTTTTTTAGTTTGTTTAGAAAACTGTTTACCTTTTTTAGTATCTGCTCTTTTCTTTCTAGTTGTAGCAGCATACTCTGCTGAGGACATAGCTTTGATTGCTTTTTCAGGTAAATATCTTTCTCCTGTTTTTAAACTAGGTTTACCTGATTTAGTTCTCCATTTTTGTTTTGTCCAGTTTTTTAAACTTCTTTGTGATTTTTTTAAGGGCATATTAATTTCCAAATATTGCTATGTAAGCATCTGTTTTTTTAGGCTCCTCTATAAATCTTCTTTCTAAATGATAAGTAGTTTTTATTGTGTTTAACATTTTCCAAAAAGACTGTCTGCCAGGGTCTACTATAAAAACACTTTTGTTATTATCTAATATTCTGTAAATAACATCGTGCCATAAATCTATGTGCTTATTCCAAAAACACATATCACAGGCTACATAAAAATCATAATCTAAAGGCAAATCATCTTTGAATATGTCGTGTTGTTGAAACTTAGGTTTTGTTTCTGTAATTTTACACAGCAAATCAAAATATGGTTTTACCGATATATCGTTATCAAAGCCAGTTACTTTGGCACCTTGTTTAGCAAAGTAACAACTTAAAGGACCCCAACCACATCCTAAGTCTGCGATTTTATATTTACTAAAGTCTACATCTTTGAAAGCATCCATGAATACTATGCTTGAGTTCCATACTTTGTTACCGTGCATTGTATGTACGTTGTTCTTACGTTTAAGTTTACGTACTTCAGGATGTTGAGATGTTGGTATCTCAATGTTATGTATCTTAAGACTTGTAGCCACCGCCAGCCTTCTTGTAAGCTTTAGCTAACATTTGTGCTTTACGAGCAGACCACTGTCCTGGTCTACCACCTTTACCACCTGCTTTTATTCTATTGAATAATCTTTTACGCATAGTTGGTTTTGTGTAGTTACCTGCTTTATTAACTGTTGATTTACTTCTACGTTTTGCTTTTACCATTTTACTTTGTTTGCCCAGAAAGCTGCTGACATTTTACCTTTTTTAATATTCTTACGATGTCTAGCTTTAAAAGACTTTCTTTTCATTTTAGTTGCACGAGATTCACCAGGCTTAGGTTTACCCGCAGTTTTTGCACCTTGTTGTCCAAATCTAATTGTTTTAATTTTGTCACCTTCTTTAGCAACAACAATATGTGATTTAGTTGGGTGATTAGGAGTACGTTTGGGTTTGTTATAACCACTTACTCCTGCTCGTTGTAAACGAGAGTCTTTTTTAGCACGTGACATAATTACTGTTTAGATTTGCCAGCCTTAGTTAAAGCAATAGCAACAGCTTGTTTTTGAGGTTTACCCTCTCTAACAAGCTTGCTAATGTTTTTACTTATGGTTTTTCTTGACCTACCTTTTGACAAAGGCATTACTTAGTCTTGCCACCACCGTATAGTCTTGTAACCATGTTTTGGAAGTTTTCAATACCTTTACCCATTTCAGTATCTTTACCTCTACCCATTTTTTTGGTTTTCATACCATTACGCATCATCATAGGTTTTTTAACTTTCGT